GACTGACTAAAATTTATGCCTAAACAATAAATCCCTCAGGTTTTTACGTTGACCCGAGACTGACATCGGAAACTCTTTTCCCATTGTCTATAGGCTATAAATAGAAAAAAGCCGTAACCAAATAGTTACAGCTTTTTATCTCGGCACGGGAAGAGAGGCTCGAACTCTATGGAAACTTTCTCCCTCCTTCCCCATCTTGATATTCAAGCTGTTACGTTTTCGAATTATGTGATTATTTTATATTGTTTGTCCCAAATCTGTCCGACTTTCAGTGGGGTTAACCAACTGATTCATTTGCTCTAAGAGTAGAATTCTTTTATCTTTCTCTTCAAGCAGACGTTCCAGCAATTCGATTTTTTCTTTGTACTGCTGCTCATTATCTCCATGAGCTGATGAATAAGCCTTGAAAGGTTTCTCCCGCTCAAAGAACACATCCATCGACACCCCGAAAAAATCCGCCACTTTTTCCAGACGTTTCACGGTGGGATTCCCGTTGACAATCTGAGCCAAAGAAGCATTGGCTTCAGTACCAAGGTATCTTAAAAGCTCCTTGTTTGGTATATTTCTTTCTACCAATAACTGTCTAATAATATTGCCATTATACATTATTTCTTCATTAATACTTGAATTAATCTTTCTTTCTCAGCTAACAGTTCCTTTAGATGCTCTACCTCTTTTTTAGATTCATTCAACAGGATGTCACTACTCACACTATTTAAGTTTCCGTTAATAGTAACATTGTTTCCGATACTCTTTACAGCCTGAATTTCACGAACAAAGAATGTATCAATGGAAACCTCAAAGAAGTCTGCTATCTTTTCCAGAGTATTACAATTCGGTATACTTGTTCCCTTAATGATATTATCTAAGGTAGATTTTGTTATACCTGCATAATTATATACATCTATCTTTTTAGCCCTTTTATTCTCTATTAAATCATTAATAATACGACCGTTAAACATCCTTTCTTCTATTTTTAATGAGTATAAATAAATATACCTATCATCAAATAATGGATATTTTATTACCCATATTAGACAATAAAGAATACCTTTGTGTTATAAAATTAATAATTAAATCAATAGCAAATAATATAATCATCTAAAAAGTAACAGAAATGGTAATATCTAACTATTATTTATCTCTATCGGGTAAAGTGAAAAGTAAGTTCATTCAAGATGTGATTGAATTGTGCGGTATATCCTACCCCTCTTTCTTCTACAAGATGAGAAACGATTCCTGGACCAAACTTGAACGCGAAGCGATAGAGAGGTTTATTCAAAAAGAAAATGAGAAATCAAGTTGAGTTCTACAACACGCCATCAGGCTATGTGATGTGTGATGACGGCAACTATACGACTCGGCTATCAGAATCCAGCCGGGAAGTAGTGGATGAATTGCTTGATACCATACGAGAGTGTTATTCCGATGCGTACCGCGCACTTGAACAATGCTATTCCAAGTCAAGCAAAAATTCCAGATACCAAAAATTCAGAATAGTGAATCGCTTCATACGGTGTAATTGTGGAGAACTGGATACCCAAAAGATAGATTTTATCGACGGGAATATCAATATCGAGCAAGTACATTGTCCTCTGAGAGGTTCCGGTGACTGTCAGTATGAGAATGTGATATGCAATCCCAAACGTACATCAGCCCTTACCGTAAGACAGCTACAAATAGCAGCTGCACTAGCCGAAGGACTGACCCCGCAAGAAGTATCAGACAGATTATATATCTCAATCCATACGGTACACAATACCATACAGGCAATTAAGGTAAAACTAAACCTCAAGAATACAAGTCAAATTATTACCTGGTATAACAATTTTGAATTATGACAAAGAAAAAGGATATTGTTTTTGTTAATCATCTCACATATATCAAGAAACGCAGAATGCAGAAGTATCATGCTCGTAAGATTATGAGGTTCTTCAGACAATATGGGATTGACCCATTATGGATTAATTCTTTTGTTAAGGTTAGAAAAGTGCTGTATAAAAATAAATTATAATAACCATGAATAAAGAACCTCGAAATTTAGCAACATACAAAGAGTTCAGCAAGATGCTGCAGGAAGTGGCCAACATATATTCCCAAATGGGTGATACCCCATTGGAAGAAGAGGGTTGGGAGAGAGAAGATATATCTAATGCTATCTACTTCATAACAAACAAACATGATTTTCAGGACTTCATTCTGCCGTGGAAAGATGCTTTTCTACGCAATCCAATTGACGTAACGGAAGCTAAGAAATGGGCTGCATACGTGAAAAATTGCCGGGAAAAAGGAATACCATGTAATTACCAGGAATACCAAGGCTACACAGAGAATGAACAACACGAATTAAAAGGATGAGTATGGAAAACATGAAATTACACAAAATGGAAGAATGGGAATCCGTCTTCCATACCAAACAAATTGAGCACGTCTATTACACTTCTGACATGCTGGTACGTAAGGTGACCGGTTACATCATAATATGCCGAAAATCGTTGAATAACGGTATCTCAAAAAATACACCCCGGCGAAAACGAGTCCGATGGGATGGCTATGGACGTTGTTACAACATCAACAACAATACCCGTCTGCGTGACCACGACATACACTTCTAATCTATCTTTTATAAAGCCGGCAAATACCTGATATTTGCCGGTATCCAAAACACTCTAAAACATGATTTCCAACTCAGACATAGAAAAGATTCTTGACCGTGCCGACATAGTAGACGTAGTAGGACAATTCGTCCAGCTACAACGGTCCGGAGTCAGATACAAGGCATGCTGTCCGTTCCATCAGGAAGACACCCCGTCCTTCATGGTAGACCAGGCACGCGGCTTATGGTACTGCTTCGGTGCTTGCAAAGAAGGTGGCAACGTCATTAAGTTTGTGGAGAAAATAAATAACATGAACTTCCCAGAGGCGTGTCACTGGCTGGCCGACAAATACGGCATCGATATAGAAGACAAGAAAGAAGAGAAAAATCCGGAAGAGCTAAAGGCTATTCGCAAACGTGCGTCCATGTTCGCAATAAATGAATTTGCGGCTCAATACTTTCTTGCGAACCTGCAAAAAACAGAAGCTGACGCTGCACGGGCCAAAATCAAACAGAGATGGGGTGAGCAATATCCTCAGGAACAGGGTATCGGTTATGCACTTCCTTCCTGGTCCGCTTTTGCAGACGCAGCCATCAATGCCGGATACTCTGCCGACCTGATGGTAGAGTGCGGACTGATCCGGAAGCGCAAGGAGGGTGACGGATATTATGACTTCTATCGTGACCGTATCATGATACCCATCCGCGACCGGTTCCGGAACATCATCGGGTGGACTGCCCGCGACATGAGCGAAGTGGATGGTACCCCCAAATACCTCAATTCTTGTCAAAGCGATATATATGACAAGTCAGACAGCATATTTGGTATTGACAACGCCATCAGGCAGGCCGCCAAAGAAGAAAAATTTTATTGTGTGGAAGGTGCCCCCGATGTAATGCGCCTGCAATCCATCGGAATAAACAACACCATTGCCTCACTGGGTGCTGCCTGGACAAAGAAACAGTTCTACCAGATTAAAAGGTATGCCACTTCCCTTTGCTTCCTTCCGGACGCGGACACCATCAAACCAGGCGAACAATACGGTACCGGAATAGCAGCCGTCATCAAGTCCGGCCAACTGGCTATGGAGTGCGGTTTCTCCGTATCCGTAAAGGAGATTCCCTGTGGTGACGGAAATACGAAAAATGATCCGGACTCTTACTGCACCAGCCGTACCAAGTTCAAAGACCTTGACGAAGTAGATTTCATCACCTGGTATGCCGGATATGCCTTCAAGGCTGACGGTACCACCGAGGACAAAAGTTCAGCCGTATCCAAGATCGCCCAGATGGTGGCCATGGTTGGCGATGAAGTCAAAGAACAGATGTACCTGGAGCAGCTGAAGAAAATCTATAACCATAAGAATCTTTGGCTTACGGCCATCAACCGTGAAAAGAAGAAAATTTCCGAATCCAGGGCAGACAAGACACAGACCATCAACCGGGATTTGCTGGCCAAATATGGGTTCTTTGAGTCCAACAACTGTTATTACTCGACCAACGACGGGAAAGAATATCAGTGGTCAAACTTCGTGATGCAACCGATGTTTCACATCAAGGACTCTCTTAATCCCAAGCGATTGTACCGCATCAAGAACCAGAACCGCCAGGAGGAAATCGTGGAGATGAAGCAGGAAGACCTGGTGTCGTTATCAAAGTTCAAACAGAAAGTTGAAGGACTAGGTAACTATATCTGGCTGGCTACCGAAAAAGAAATGACACGCCTGAAGATGTATCTCTATGAGCAGACGGAAACCGCGGTGGAGATTACCCAGTTAGGGTGGCAGCGCAAAGGATTCTATGCGTTTGGCAATGGAGTATTTGACACCGAATGGCACCCGGTAGATGATTATGGCATTGTTCGCCTGGGCGATAAAGGAAACTACTACCTTCCGGCCTCCAGTCTGATTTACCGGGACGATGACAAGCTGTTCCAGTTCGAACGACGATTTGTCCACCTGAACTACTCAGGCATCACCATGAGAGACTACTTTTCCAAACTGGTAGGAGTTTTCGGAGATAATGCAAAAATGGGCATCTGCTTCCTCCTGGCCACATTGTTCCGCGATGTGATTACCGGTTATACCAAGAGCTTCCCCATCCTGAACCTGTTCGGGCCGAAAGGTTCTGGAAAGTCAGAGCTCGGTCACAGCCTGATGTCCTTGTTCATTATCGACAACACACCTCCCAACATTCAGAATGCCACTATCCCGGCACTGGCCGAGCTGGTAGCACAATGTTCAAACGCCCTGGTACATATTGATGAGTTTAAAAATAACATTGATATCGACAAACGCGAATACTTGAAAGGTTTATGGGATGGAGCCGGGCGCAGCCGTATCAACATGGACAGAGACAAGAAGCGTGAGATAACAGCCGTTGACTCAGGAGTCATCCTTTCCGGACAGGAGATGGCAACAGCTGATATAGCTCTCTTCAGTAGACTTATATTCCTGACGTTTTCCAAATCAGAATTTACCGATGCGGAAAAGAAACGATACAGCGAACTGGTAGACATTCGCAAACGAGGCCTGTCACACCTGACCCTTCAGATATTGCGTCATCGGGCCAAGATGGAGCAACAGTTCGTCAGCAACTTTCATTCCTGTTTGTCAGACATTATTGAAGGACTGGGGGCGGAGAAAGTGGAAGACCGAATCTTGCGTAACTGGATCATACCACTGGCAGCCTTCAGAACACTCGAGGGTGTGCTTGACTTGCCGTTTTCATACCAGGATATTCGCAAGGTTACACTGGATGGCATAGTACGTCAGAACGCAGAATGTAAAAGCAACAATGAACTGGCCAACTTTTGGAATGTGGTATCTTATCTGCAGCAGGATGGTGAGATATTTATCGAAGGTGACTACCGTATAGAATATGTCAATAAGTTCAAAAGCAACCTGATAAAGATTGAACAGCAGTACCAGGAACCCAAGGCCATCCTGATGATGCGCAAGAACCGCATCTTCATGCTGTATAAAAAGTTCGGCAAGCAGGTTAGCGATTCAATTCTTCCGGAAGGCTCGCTGGTGTACTACCTGGAGAACTCCAAGGAATACATGGGTAAAAAGAACTCAGTCCGGTTCAAAAACATACAGCGTGGTGTGGAAGTTCAGAAAATAGAAACGACTCCCACCGGAGGAATATCCTACAAAAAAACTTCGACACCGGACATTGCCCTGTGTTTCGATTACAAGATGATTAGGGATACTTATAATATTAACCTCGAGGTAGAGGTGGAAGGCAATGAGACCACAAGTGATGATTTAGATGAGTAATAAAAATAGTTTTAGAGTTGTAGAAAGGCGTGGCGTCGTGAGGACGCTGCGCCTTTTTTATATGCCCGGAGCAGTACTCACCCTTTTTCAAATGGGGTAAAAAAGGCTTCTACACTTTCTACACCTTCTACAATGTTAATAATGAGATATTTATATATTCTACATACATTCTACAAACCTTCTACAAAATTCTACAAAATGCCGTTTTTGTTAAAACCTTCTACAAATTACTTCATTTTCTACATAATTTCTACAATTGTAGAAGCCTTATAAAATTATAAACTATTGATTACCAGTATATTTTATTTTCTGTAGAAAGTGTAGAAGGTGTAGAAGGCAAAAAGTATGTCATATCTGGAAATATACTTTTTGCTTTTGGAGCACATTAATAGCATATTTATTTATCTAAAAAGTAATATATATATTATATTTGTAATAGATAATCAATTCATTATGAGCCACATTGTGTTTTATATTAAACTGGAGCCTTATTTAAAGCAATGGCTTCACAATAGCCTGGGAAATCCGGTGGTATTTCCACCACAGAGTAATGAGAATGCTGTTATCCGCCGGTTCCTCCGGAAAAGGCCACCGGAAGTTCAGCCGGAAATGGCAGAAGACGAATTGACAGCCATCGTCATTCCCGACAGCAAAGCCAAACCGCCGCAATATTATAACTACCTGGGCAAAAAAGCCAAGGCAGCTGTAAAGGAGACCATCGAAGACCTGTTCCGGGCGAACCTCTGGAATGAGATGAGCGACCTGACTAAACGCGATTGTGGCCTGAACAAGACTATCGCTGCCTGGTGTGAAATGCACGGCATCGATGACGAGTATTCGGAGACTGTCAGACAGAAATACTACCGCATGAGGACCAGTTATAGCCGGAGAGGTATCTTTTTAGGTTCTTTAACCAGAAAACACTCGGATGAGTAGGCAGTTTTTGTACAAACCCAAACAACACCGAACACACATAATCCAATAACGATAATCATGGTACATCTGATTCAGAACATTAGAAAAGTAGAATGCATCGAGGCCTATCACCTTCAACATTCAGACATCGTAGCCGACCGGGGAGTATGGCTGAATGTCTACCAGCAATTCAGCCCAATTTCGACCATCGGGCTGAGTTCAGTCGAAATTTCCGACAAAATCGAGAACAAACAACGCATTTTCACCACCAAACTCACCATGTTCCGGTCAAAGAAGCTGCTACCTGGTGCCAAAAAGTTCTGCTTCAAGGTAACAACCGTCACCGGCTCCCAGTTCCTGATTGGTTCATCCGAAAAGCCCTACCCCGTCATACAAAACGAAGAGACTTTTCCGTCCGCAGCCAGTGAACGGGCAGGTGTTACCGTCACAGTAACCCTGACCTCCCCTATTCCAATGCTTGCCATATTAGATTAGAGTCTTTTTATGCAATATATATAAGGTATAATATTGCGTAGACTAATTTTCGACAACATGGATTATAGTATTAGTATTGATTCACACATCGGTCCTTGGGGATATTCGAAGAACTATATCCGAAGCCAGATGTCAGGTTTGAAAAACAAGCCTGTCAATGTGCGTGTATCGTCCCTCGGTGGCTCGGTGGACGATGCGCTCGACATCCGGCAGCAGTTTCTTGATCACGGCAACGTGACTTGCTACCTGTATGGATACGTAGCCAGCGCGGCTACCATCCTGGCTACCGGTGCCAAGAAAACCTGCATGTCCAGATATGCATTCTATCTTATTCATAAGGTGTCAAACTGGGTGGATGCTTGGGGCAACTACAATGCCGACCAGATTCAGCAGCTTATCGACGACCTGAAGGCTAACAAGCTGGAGAATGACAAAATGGACTTGGTACTGGCCAACCTCTACGCCAACAAGTGCAAGAAAAAAGTGGATGACATTCTTCCAATCCTGAAAGAAGGACGCTGGCTTACTGCCCAGGAAGCACTTGAATACGGATTCATTGACGAAATCGTAGAAGACGGCTCAAAACTGAACTTCGACGATGCCATGAAGACCCGTTTCAACATGTTCCATCTTCCGGCTTTGCCTGCGATGGAGGACAAGACCCAAAGTCCGGAAGCAGAAACAGCCCCCAGTTGGTTCAACAATTTCGTGAACAAATTCTTCAAGGGACACCAGCCGGATACTCCACAGGCACAAAATAAACCACTCAATCATTCAACAACACAAATGAAAAAGGATTATCAGAAAGTCAATTCCATCTTGAAAATCGAGGGTGTGGAAGTTGACAAGGATGGTAAGGTAACGCTTACCGAAGAACAGGTCAAGGCCCTCAATGACCGCATCACCAATCTGGAACAGGAATCTTCTGATAAAGACAATCAGATTTCAGAACTGAAGAAGCAGAATGAGAACCTGAAAAAGACCGATGGTGAAGACACTACTCACATTAATGGTGACGAAGGTGAGAATGATGACCTCACAAAGCTCAACACAGCACAAGAAATGTTCAACAACGTAAAAGAATTGTTATAATATGGCAGATACAAAAGGTTACGTACAGATTACTGATGAACAGCTTGCCAAGTCGGCTGTCAAGTATAGAAAAGAATTACTTATGATGCCTGTTCTTGCCATGGCTTCAACTTTGCAGCACATGTCTCAGAGACCTGGTGTTATAGGGAAAGAGACTGTAGGTGAAGTTAATGGTGACATTGAACTCGGGCCGTATGATGAAGGGCGTGTTGATGAAAATGGTGTATCCATTGATCCGCGTACATTAGAGACTTTCTTAGGTAGCGTAGTGAAAAAGTTTTCTCCGAACTCTGTATGGCAAACAGTTTATGGCAACTTGATTTCAAAGGGGGAAGCTTTAAAGAATGTCGACATCACCCGTCAGGTTCTTGCTTTCCTTTCTGCTAAACTCGGAGCTAATCTTAATGCTGTCTTATGGTCTGCTAAACGTAATGAGAGTGGAACAAAATCAAAAGACCTTTTTAACGGTTTTGATACCATCACAAAAACAGAAATGGACGCTTCCAAGATTTCTGCAGACCTTAAAAACATGTTTACTATCGAGGCTATCAGCAAAGACAATGCTGTGGATGTTTTAAAGGAATTCTACCGTGCTGCCGACCCCCTGTTGCGAGAAACTCAAACTAAACTGTTTATTCCTCAGGGTGTTTATGACAACTATGTAGACGATTATCAGGCTACCGTTGGCCATGTTCCTTATAATACGTCATTTGAGAAGACGTTTCTCGAAAGTTCTAACAATAGATGTGAGCTGGTTCCTCTGGCTAACAAAGCCGGTTCCGCTTTCATTCACCTTACTACAAAAAGTAATATGCTCGTTGGTTACGGTAATGGTGCTGATAAGGAAACGATTCTGGTAGAAAAACATCATCCATTCAAACTTGATTTTGTTGCTACCATGTTTTTTGGTGCTGAATTTGAAACAATTTCTAAAGAGCGTCTGCTGGTGGGTACCATCGACGGTACAACTCCGGTTCTCGCTGGCATAGGAGGGTAAATTATGGCAGTAGATTGTACAAGCAAAGGGATGTACGAATCCCTTTCCTGGTGCCCAGGTCAGACCTCACAGCCAGGTATCAGACGTAAGGTTTTCTTCGCTCCGAAAAGCTGGATTGAAAAATGGCCGGTGCTTCCTGACATTGACGGAGCGGAGAGCATGGCAGCATTAGCCACATACGAAGGCGACTTTGTGCTGGCGGCAGACAAGAAATGGCAGTACCTGGAGGTATTGACCACCAAATCCAACATTACCTCTGATTCACAAGGTGAAAAGCCTTCCAAAACGATTCTTAACAAAGCCACATTGTTATATGCCGGTACAGACGAAGAAGCATCAGGATTTTGCCGACAGGCAAATAATGATGAGATGATTTATCTGTGCCAGCAGCGTAACGGAAAGTTTCGCGTGGTAGGTTCAGAAGCTTATGATCCTGATACAACAATCTCCCAGACCTCCGGCGAAGGAGAAACAGGTACAGCGGGAACTACCCTCACGGCACAGTGTACGGACATTTGCCCGTCACCGTTCTACACAGGTAAAATCGAAACAGAAGATGGCGACATTTCCGGAGCGGATGGTAGCGCAATCCTTCCGGGTGGATAATAATAGGAGGCTACAGTTATGTACATAGATGAACAGTTAACCATAAACATGCAAGGCTGGCTCAATACGGAGCCGGCCAAGCGTGACCTGATGAAAGGTGCGGAAATGGTGCTCAAGCTGACCCGTAACCGCATCCTTTATCAGAATATTTCCCACAATCCGCAGAAGTTTGCGAGTAAGATTGAATATGAGCTGAAGAAACACCTGGCCATTCGCCTGGACCGAAAGACGATTCAGGACGTGGTCAAGATGGACAAAGAGCTGGTTCCGGCCGTAGCTGAAACACTGGCCACCTTCCAGCCTGAAATCAGTTCTGACGACGACACACCGCAAGAAGCGACCATTGCCAAAGGCAAACGCGCGGATCATGATTCACTACCCGAAGAAATCCGTCAGCTGTGGGAAGACAACAAAGACATCTACTTCCGCCTGAAGCAGACTTTTGAGACTTTGAAAACCATGAAGGATGCTCTTCCATGCGACAGGTACGAATACCTGAAGCAACTGGAAGAGCTGGATGCCAGATATCGGGATAACATGAACAAGTACGACCATTTCAATCCGGACACTCAGGGTGCCGGCGATACAGAAGGTGAATCACCTGAAGACCCCGCTGAAATGGCCAAAAAAGTCAGTGCAGCCCGCGGCTATCTGTCAGACAACAAAAAGAAACTGGCAGAGCTGAAGGAATCCGGAGACCAGGAGAAGTACGAGAAGCTGCTGGCCAAAGTGCAGCAGAGATACGACTTCCTTATCTCCACCGGAAACAACGTAGGAGAAGACCAGGTGAATGCCTTACGTGAATTAGGGTTGAAAGCATGAAACATGTAAACCGATTGCTGAAGCCGTTATCCGATATGCCGTTACAGGCGTACCTGGATAACCGGCTTCAGCTTTTTGATGTCCTCGAGTTCATCCTGTCACAGACCGGACCGGCTAAAGTCTACGTGTCCACCTTCTCTACTTCCGAGGAGTTCTTGCGCAGATTGTTCTCCCTCCGAAAACGGCAGCTGATTCTTCACTCTGTCCTGATGGCCGACCTGAAGGCAGCCAAGAAGACTGTAAATCTGTACACCTTTATGTCTTCCGTATTCGATGATGTGTACCTCACGGAGAATCACTCCAAGGTACTGCTTATCGAGAACGACCGCTGGATGGTTACAGTCGTTACCAGTCAGAACCAGACGCGAGGAAACCGGACCGAATGTGCGATGATCACGACGCAGCCTGACATCTTCCTTACCTTACGAGACCAGTTTTCAGAGATTATTAATACCCGTAGCATACACCTCAATGGAATTCACTTCAGCACAGATTGACAGAATCAAGGAACTTGCCACGATGCTCACCCCGGTATCGGATATTGCAGTCCTGATGGACGTAGACGAACGCCGTTTGCGAGAAATCATTTCCGACAAATCCCATCCGGCCAGCATAGCCTACCGCAAAGGGAAAGCCGAACGGGCATTGCAGATCCGGCAAAACGAGCTGGAGCTGGCAGAAGCCGGAAGCCCGTTGGCGGTGCAGCTTGTGGGTTCCTACATCCGTGACATGGATTCAGACGAAGATTTATAACTATGCCATTACCCGCAACGATTGATATTGCCAAAGAAAACCTCTTCGCCTCGGTCGACGAGATGCGAGAGCGTAACATTCCCGAAGTCATCCAGCAGCGTCTGCTCCGGCTTCGGGACATGTATAATTACTGGCTCCAGTACCCACGCATACGGGAACAGGAAATAGTGCTCGAGCTTCAGAAGCGATACCAGATACAGAAGTCTGCTGCCTACGAAGACATCCGCATCATCAAATACCTGCTGGGTGATTTGAACAAAGCCACCAAGGACTACCATCGCTACCGCTTCATCCAGCGCAACGAAGAGAGTTACGAAATGGCCAAGCGCATGAAGGACGCCCGGGCAATGGCCGCTTGTGACAACTACTACGCCAAGTACATGCAGCTCGACAAGGAGGATGCCAAGGACTTAGGCTACGACAAGATTGTGGTGCAACCCTTCCAGCCGGACAGCGACCCGACGATTATCGGAATCAAACCGATACCGAACATCCGGCAGCGCATTGCGGATAAGATAAAGCAGTACATGAATGAGGATGTTCAGGACATCCAGTTTGAGGATGCCGACTTCAACGAAGACGACATTTTCAACCCTAAAAAATCACAGGAGGCACCCGAACCATGAGAGAATACTTCCATGACACCCAGCAGCAGGTCCTATTCACCCCGGCAAAAGACATAGTGCTTTGTGCCGGACGTGGTTGGGGGAAAGGTCCGATTCATGCCGCTATCAACCTGCGCAACATGCAGCGCATGCCAGGAAGCATCACAGGCTTTGTGGCAGCCAACTGTAAGCGTGCCCTCACCAATACCATCCCGTCCATGCTGATCCACTGGCAACGCTGGGGCTTCAAGCGCGACGTACACTGGACTATCGGCAAGAAACCGCCGAAGTCCTGGGGATGGGGTGAACCCATCTTCCAGCCCGACAACTGGGAGAATGTCATTTCCTTCTACAACGGCTCGATAGGTTACATCATCAGCCAGGACCGTTCCGGAACATCCAACTCCTTTTCACTGGATTATCTGGACATCGATGAAGCAAAGTACATCGACTTCGAGCAGCTGAAAGACGAAACTCTTCCGGCAAACCGTGGTAACAAGCAATATTTCGGACATCACTACTTCCACCATGGCATGCTGATTACCTCTGATATGCCGGTAACAAAGAAAGGTTCCTGGTTCCTGGACCACGAAAAGAAGTGCGACCCGGAACTGATTGAAGTCATCCAGGCGACAGTACATGAAATTTGGCGGACGAAGAAACGCATCCGCGACCTTCAGGCCAAATCAGAACCGATTCCTTTGTACCTGAAGGACTATCTGCGCACCTTGAACCGTGACGTATGCCGGATGGGTTCTGTGGCAGTTCTGTACCGCGAGTTCTCCACAATCGAGAATATGCAACTGCTGGGTGAAGCATTCATTAATCAGATGAAGCGTGACCTTCCCCCACTCACCTTCCAGACGGCCATCCTCTGCCGACGTATCGGCATCAGTCGAGACGGCTTCTACTCCAGCATGACGGAAGGGCACAAATACAATGCAACTGACTTCAGCTACCTGGACAGCCTGGAATATCAGTTCGACAAAATCAAGGAGCCTTCCTGCCTGATGGATGCTGACCTTGATAGGGATAAGCCCATCTGTATCGCCTTTGACTTTAATGCCAACATCAACTGGCTGGTAGCCGGTCAGCCGGACCGAAACCGGCTGAAGGTGATTAAGTCGTTCTGGGTAAAGTATGAGCGTAAGCTCGAGGCCCTGGTGGATGACTTCTGCAAGTATTACCGGCACCAGCGACACAAGGAAGTGATATTCTATTACGACAGTACGGCCTTAGGCTCAAACTATGCGGTCAATGACGAAGACTTTCATTACGTCATCGAGCGTGCTTTCCAGGACAGAGGTTGGGAAGTGCGTTCTGTCTATATCGGCCATCCGATGAAGCACATCGAGAAGTGGCTACTCCTCAATCGTATGTTTGCAGGAAAGGCTAAGCTCATCCCCTTCTTCAACGAACAGAACAACGAAGACCTGCTTATCTCCGTGCAGACTGCAGGCGTGTACAACGGCGGCAAAGATAAGCGGGGTGAAAAGCTGGCAGAGACAGAAGAAGACCAGCTCCAGGCGAGAACGGACGGTTCGGATGCGTTCGATACGCTGTGTATCGGCTGTGAGCGTTTCCCCCAGATGACATTCGATATGTTTGTGACATCCTCTATGTAGTTTTCAATAAGCTAATTAGTTTTATTCTTAGGGTAAGCCCTGATGACCGTGCAGATGGTTGTCGGGGCTGTTTTTTGTGCGCGAGTTGGCGTGTACCGTGCGTGTAGAAGGGTGTGCCGTTACATATTCCGATTTTTTCAAAGGTGCTAATTAGGTTTATGGCGTAGGGCGGTGGGGGGTCGGATTCCCGACGTCCGCATAAAATGCGGTGTTTAGTGGGCGTATTCGTTTGATTGTGTGCCGTTTTCGTTTCGGATAGCCGGAAAATCCAAGCAAACGCCCCTGTTTTAGCCTGTTTTTTCAGGCTAATTTGCTGCCACACAACCTGCTGGCGCCCGAAAAATCCAGAGGATTTTCCGGGTAACAAGGTAGAAAGACACTCGGTAGTCTTTCTGTGCTGGAGATAGCGTTCACGCAGCGGCCCACCCGCCCCATTGCTTTCCCTACTGGCGGTATAGCTAAAGCTATGAATGTGTCTACTGCTCTTCTGTTCTTCTCTTCGGAATTTACATCGGTGTCCCCTCCCCCTGTCAGTTACGCCTTTTCATCACTGCAAAGGTAAATGTTGCCTGCCGTATGCCAAGTTCAGGCGCTGTTCACTGTAAAAATCTCCACCCTTTCAGGGTAGTATTCAAGGCCCGGCTTTACGGTGAAAACTTGTCTTTCACGGCTGGCAACACCTTTTGACGCAGTGTAAAAGGCGAAACAAACCGACAGCGAAAGGCGACGGAATAAAAAAAACCTCAGAGAAGGAAGAGCAGAAGAAAAGGCTCACTACCTCGGCTCGAGGTTCAAGAATAAAACTCCAAAAACTACCGATATGAAAACCTTTACCGAATCCATGCTAAACCAGTGCAGAAAGTACATGTTCAACTTCTTTGACTACCTGCCCACAAAATATCAAGCCAGCGCAAGAGATTGGCAGGTGAGAAAATACGTTTGGGCGTTCAAAGACGGTAAATGTGCCGTTTCAGCAGCCCAGCTTGTCGCAAAGAAAATCCGTGAGCAGTTTGGCACGTCAGTGAGTGACATGGTGTTTGTCTGTATCCCAGCCAGCAGCCAGCGGAAACTCCCCCAAAAGTTTCCGCTTATTTTTTGCCCTCCTCTCAACATTTTATTACATTTGGACTATTATTTTTATAACAAATTTAATAGACACAAATGGAAACACAAGATTTTGTCGCAATAGACTTTGAAACCATGACACCGGAACTGACCAGTGCATGCGCCATAGGGCTTGTAAGAGTCCACAACGGGGTTATCAGCCAGAAGTTCTACTCACTTATCAAACCGATACCAGATTCCAGAACCGAACGTAACACCCATGTACACGGCCTGACGGATGAGATGGTAGCCGATGCCCCCACCTTCTCCGAATTGTTCCCTTTACTAAAATCCTTCATCGAAGATCTTCCGATTGTATGTCACAACAGTTCCACAGACATCAACATCTTCAGAAGCTGTATGGAATACTATGGCCTGACCGGAATTGACCTAAGCCACTACGTCGATACACTCGAACTGTACGGCAAAGGCCTGAAAGCATGCTGTGAAGAAAACGGTATCCAGCTTGTCAACCATCACGACGCACTGGCTGATGCGGAAGCCTGTGCAAAGCTTTACCTTTGCTACCAGGGACACCTGGCGAAAGACCTTGCACATTATGACCTGAAGGAAGTAATGGCAAATAAGGAAGCACGCAAGTACGACCATGACACCTTGATGCCTTTATCCGAAGAAGACGTAGAAAACAAGGATACGATTTTCTTCCAGAAAAAAGTAGTGATTACAGGCATCTTTTGCGCCTACCCTGACCGTGATGAACTCGGTTCTATCCTAAAATCATTCGGTGCAGACATAAATACGACAATATCAGGCAAGACAAACATTGTCATTGTCGGAGAAGGTGCCGGCCCGTCTAAACTCAAAAAGATTGAAGAACTCAATTCCAAAGGAAAGAACATCCGGCTCATTTACGAGAAAGAATTATGTGAAATAATGAACGAAATAACTAAACACTAAGAATATGGCAATCAAAAAAGAAAATGTAAACTTGACCTACGATGCTTTGTGGTTCAAGACCTTTATGGACAGTGGAGAATTGACATTCTACAATCGTGAAATCTTTATCTCGCCAGGAATGGCTGGAAGACTGGACATCTTCATGCAGTTGCTGGGTAATGTGGGCGGATATGCCAGAACCACGAACTTCGACAAAGACCTTGACGTCGTGGTAGTATCAGATTACCTGATGAACAAATTCAAGAGCGGAGAGAAAGACGAATTCTTCCAAATGCTCGAAGACCTGATTAACGCCAGCGCAACTCCCTACCGGAAACTGAAATTCACTACAGAATCTATCGTACTTGAATCATTAAACACCCGGGCAAGCGGCCAGCTTCGTCAGAACAAGAAGGACTTGAAAGATAAGAACACGACTCCGCAGATGATTGAAGCAATCAACCAGGGCATAGAAAGAGATGAACTGATGCTCGGCATGATTAAGAAATACAAAGAATCTACCAAGGAGCCACAACAACAAAATTTATTTTGAGACATAAACAAGTATGATTGGATTTATATTTATCGCTTAATTGGGAAAAATCAGTACGAACTTTACAAATCATTAGCTTATGAAAATAAAATATCTCATTTTAATTACATGTAGTACCATTATTTCTTCTTGTAATAACGGGGAAATGGAGCGTAAAATTCAAAGTCTGACATCTGAAGTTACTCAACTCAGAGACTCTTTGAATAAGATAATGCCAGAACTTGAAGGATACAGAAATAGCCCAGAAAAATTGTGCTCAAACATTGATGAGTTATACAAAGCTGGAGATATTTATGAGCTCAAATCCATCAAAGATAAATTGGAAAAATATCATCCTGAATCCAAGGAATATACTATGGTGAAAGATTTAGTTTCCAAATACGAAAAAGAACAACAGGAAAAGGCAGATGCTGAAAAGAAAGAACGATTGCAAGCTGTAAACAAATTAAGAAAGAAATATGACGACATAAATCACATCACCTGGTATGAAAACCCATATTTCAGACATTATACAAACACTAATTATACATCAATATATATTGGCCAAGATGAGAGTAGTATTTGGTTAAGGTTGATGATGTCTTATGAAGGAGAAGATTGGATTTTCTTTGAATCCGCTTATCTTTCATATGATGGAAACACATTTAATATACCATTTGATAAATACAGAGATAAAAAGACTGAGAATGATACACGAGTATGGGAATGGATAGACGTTCGTGTGAATGACGATTTACTTGCATTCTTAAGAAAAATGGTCAATGGTAAAAGTGTAAAAATGCGTTTGAGCGGGAAATACACTAACACACGAAAACTTACTAATACAGAAATAAAAGCAATTAAAGATGTGTTATTAGCCTATGATGTGTTGGAAGCAGAAATGCGTAAAGAGGCAAAAGACGAATTAGTAAAATCCCTCAAAGGCGAATGATAATCTAAACTAACTTATCCCCAGTACTCCTTAGCCAGTACCGCAGTACTTCCCTGAAAGTACTGGAGTACTCCCTATGTAGTACTGGAGTACTTCTTCGGAAGTACTGAGAAATGATTGAAAGGCTCTATAAAAAGCGGAAACATCAAAAAAGTTTCCGCTTTTTCTTTTGCCATTCCAAAACAAAAACATACATTTGCAATGCGTTACATTTGATACAGGCGAGGATGGCTCGCCAAATAACTTTGCTGCGGGCATTTTTTATGTCCATAGCTCTAGCTATATAACTTATGGTTCCGACCCCCGTGTGGAGCGTTAATGCGCCCACTGCCTGTATCAGGTGTAACGCGACGGGAAAGCGGAACCTTTCTTGTTTCCTTTCCCGTATTTTAACCATATATTGTTTCATTTTAACCGCGTTACAAAAATGAAAAATCAAATTGTCCTGCCTGCAAACCAGGCAAAACAAAGCCGTATATCGTTATGGCTTAACCATGAAAATGTATTGTTCTCCTCCATCATGGAAGAGAAAGTTTCCAACCGCCAGACTGTGCTCATTTCCCAGGCACTGGCTTCTTTCTGTATCCTAACCTGTTCCGTATTCACCCATTGGCTGGCCTCCATTGCCTGCCTCTGCTGGTTTGCCTGTTCCATCTTACTTTGCAAGAAAGGAGGCTTACGATGAATGAGTCTTCACAGCAACCTATATTCCGTGTCGATAAATACCAAGCATACGAAGAGGAAGCGGTACTGTTCGAACAGTACAGTATTCTTATGTACGGAAGTGAAAAACTATGCTGCACCCGCCCCGAAATGGAGCAGCTCAGTAATTTAATTCAACGCGCTTTAAACGACAGAAAGGAGGCAGAACATGGCAACCGATAAAATCAAGTTCGACAAATATATTCTTCTCCGCTACTTCCAGGAATATCTTCCAGTAGATAAGGAGAGCGACAGTGTTATCTACAAGACATCCCAACAGATTCAGGATGAGCTGTCAGACATGGCAGAAATCAGCATCAACCAGATTGCCGCTACCCTGGTAGAGTTAAATTACAAACTCACCATCGGCCCCGACGGACGACCGGCATGGATGATGCAGCGCAGATAGACTGCAAGTTTTTAGATGATTACATTTTTTCTACATTTATATCGAGGTGTGGCGTCGTGAGGACGCTGCACCTTTTGTCTTTTTACCCCTTTCCGGAGCCGGGTATCTTTGAGAAAAACAAAGAATTATGCTCACTATTCCACAAGATATACCCGATTTCGTCCTGTCCTCACAGCTGGACAACTTCACAATCAGCGCAGACAAAAGGGTAACCTTTGTGCTGAAGCAAGCAAATACGGTCATTCTGCAAGAAACCTATACTCAGGATGCCAACAACCAGATACACATTCTTGATTTGTTTTCCCTCATGGAGCCTTACCTTATCGGTTCACCGATGCTTCAGTTCAGCTACGAGGTATCCGCTTCCAGTGAAACCACCATCAGCAAGACCTTCACGGTGCTGTTATGCCGTCCCATCATCCCCTGCAGTGGAGTAGATTTCGTGACCAACTATTTCCTGACGCCCTTAGCCGGGCGTGACAAAATAACCTCTTTCAACCGCACAGAAACCCTCTATCTTACTACCGGAAGTTTGTCTTCAGGCGGTACGACTATTCCCGTGACGGCAGAATGTGTCTTTGTCAACGACCAGAACCAGCTTCTCAAATCCACGCGTTCACTGGGCAATGTGGCCGACTACGGTATCCGCTCCATAGACGTATCCCCTTCCCGATTTACCCAGTCCGGCTACCGGCTGTTGCGGTACACCATCCTGGCCGGCGCCCGGAAGCAGACTTTCCACGTAGACCAGGACGAACCGGAATCCGTTGGCCTGAAGTTCCGGAACTCGTTCGGATGCGTCGAGACATTCTACTTTGTGGGCGGAGATACGGTAGAGCCGGAACTGACCCGGAGTGCAGCTTACTTCGCCGGGCAATACAAGAACTATTACGTAGACGAGCAGCGCAAGCACACACTCAATACAGGTTACATCCCCGAAGGTATGTTCAACCTGGCCGACGATGTGGCAAGAGCTACCGAAATCTGGCTGATGGATGAATCCGGCGACATTCCGATAACCATCACCGAAAGCAATACCAGCCGGAGCGATGAAGATGACGGACTGTTTGCTTTCACTGTTTCCTACATCTTCGCATCCCGGTACCAGCAGCGGCTCCGTCTGCTTCCGGACATTTTCGACGACTCATTCGATGACACATACAATTAAAGCCTATGAACGTAATACATATCAAAGACGCATTAAGGCTGCTCGAGTCCGGGCAGCCCTGCAACCTGAAGCTCTGGAAACTCAGCACAGGTGACATTCTGGAATACAAAGGCGCAGTGTGCGTCGGCTCGCACTGGCGACAAGGACTCCATCGGGTTCGCCTTCCGGCATCCGGCGTAATCCGTTCCTTCCGCGACATATCCCTTTTCGAAATTAACAACATGACAATTTACCTTTAATATGGACAAGACAATCCTGCAATACGACGGAGACTTCATGCCTGGTGAGATATTTGACATCGAGGTTTCCAACGTGGCCACCGAAATGGCTTCCGTAGAAGACAGCAGCCTGGTATTCGATGAAGATGCAAATGTAAAGACTACGCCTGTTCCCGGACGGAAAGGCATGGCGTATGTCAATTTCGGTGAAGACAACCAGCTTCCGTTTAATATCATCAAGATGATAGGCATCGACGAAGTGATGAGCCAGAACAAGCTGTTCAACGTCATCACCTGTTACGGTGCCGGACTGAAGTACATGGACGTAGACACCAAACAGCCGACAACCCATCCCGAAATCAAACGCTGGCTGATTCACAACAGCCTCCCGCTATTCCAGCTCGAGCAGGCTACAGACATGAAGTATTTCTTTTTCTGCGTGTCGGTCATCATTCTTTCCAGGGACGGTAAAAGAATCAACCGGCTCATTCACAAAGAGGCCTGCTACTGCCGTTTCCAACAGGCCAGAAGGGGCAAAATCAATCACGTGATTTATGCCAATTTCCGCGAAAACGCTTCACTTCGTCCGGAAGACTACGAAGTCATCCGCCTGCTGGATCCGCGCAACCCGCTGGGCGACCTGATGGTACTCATGGGACGTGAACCTGGGCGCGATGGCGAAACAAGAGTCCGTACTGATGACCGTAAATTCGCTATCCTTGTGCGCTTTCCCACACCCGGATTCCAGTATTACCCCATCCCCTACTACACCAGCATTTTCCGGGGCGACTGGTACGACATCAAGCGACTGATTGGGAAAGGCAAGAAAGCGAAGCTCCGCAACCATGCCAGCGTAAAGTACCAGGTCGAAGTACACAAGGACTACTGGAGTAACATCTGTGCGGAAGAGCACATTACCGACCCGCTGAAGAAGATGGAGCGTATCAAAAAGGAGAAAGAAAACATCAAGAACTTTGTTTCCGGTATCGAAAACAGCGGCAAGGTTTGGATAACCGGATACTACATCGACCCGAATGGCCGTGAGGTCCGGATGGTACGCATCAATGTGGTGGAGACCGGCAAGGAAGGCGGCGACTGGAGCGAAGACATTCAGGAAGCCAGCAATATCACCTGCTACGGCGACAACATCCATCCCAACCTGGTAGGTGCCACACCTGGCAAGGGACAGAGTAACAACTCCGGTTCAGACAAGCGCGAGCTGTTCACGCTCAAGCAGGCACTGGAGATTCCTTTCCACGACCTGATGAACATCCCGCATAACATCGTCATCGAGTACAACGGATGGAGTGAGAAGGTGTATCCGGATGTACCCATGGTGTTGCTCACCACCCTTGACCAGAACACCGACGCCAAACAAAAGACAGCTTCAGACCTTGAAAACAAATCCTAAAACGAATCAATATGGCTATCACATTTTCACAAGAGATTTTCGAGAAGATTTGTTCCTCTGCCACCAATTCCACGGCAGAGGTGTATGATATGATTGCTCCTCACCTGGACGACACGCTTCAAAGCATCAACTGTGTGCTGCTGGGTGACATGGCAGACAAATTAGATACTGTTCCCGGACTCGAGCAGGCGGTCACAAAGCTGGTTTGTCTGCGTACCTATCAGGAGCAGATACCACAACTCGACCTGGTACTGACTCCCACCGGCTTCGGTGTGGTATCCAACCAGAATCTGGCCCCGGCTTCAGCCGACAGAGTAAAGAACCTGCTGCAGCAAGTCACCAACGCAGCCGAAGATACCTACGACCGATGCCTGGAGCTGCTGGTCGGTACCAGCTGGGCAGATACGGCACAGGCCCGTATCAACATCCCGAACCTGATGTATACAGCCAAACAACTGAAAATGTACGTCGATTTCCCTTCAGCAGACGTACACCGTTCCAAGCTGCTCGAGTTCCGGACAAAGATGTACCAGGCAGAAGAAAAGATACGGCAGCACGTGTCGGCCGAATTCTTCGACCACATCCTCGAACAGGCCCGGCACAATGCATTCACCAAAGAAGAGTCTGCCATGGCCGACTACATGTGCAAGTTCATCGGCTTCTGCATCGCAAAGAACTGGTCGGCAGCAAAGAGCATGCTGGAACGTATTGAGAACTACGCGGAATCCAAAGTAGAGGTATTCACCAGCTACAAGGACTCCGAAGCCTACAAAGTCAAACATTTCCAGACTTACCAGAATGAAAAAGATGATTCCACATACTTTTGGGGGTAGAATCCTCGACTTCCGGTTCCCCACTTCCTGGCAGCAGCTCAACCAGGAACAGCTTCGGTATGTGTTCCTGGTCATCACCCTGTTTTCTCCGGTCAAGGCTAAGACTTACGTCTTCATGCGCTTCACCGGAATCCGTGTCCGGAAGCGAGTGAAAGGAGGATGGCTCTGCACGTTCCGCCTGAACTGGCACAAGAAACTGAGGTTCATACTTCAGGACTGGCAAATACGCAGCTTCCTCCGACAAATTGATTTCATCTCCGAGCCCAACGCTTATCCCGTCCGGCTGGACAGGATAGGCGGCCGTTATGCCATCAATGCGATACTGCACGGCTTGAGCTTCGAAGATTACCTTTGTTGTGAAAACCACTACCAAGGCTACCTGTATTCGCAGGACGTTTCCCAGCTCAAGGTCCTTTATGGCTTCCTTTACAAGAAGAAGCCGGGTGTCAGAGGTTCACTGAAAGCCGCCTTTTCTCGCATCAAAGAATACGAACTGGTTTCCGTATTCCTCTGGTGGGGAAGCATCAAACTGTACTTCGCTTCCCTTTTTCCCCATTTCTTTCAGCCGTTCCACCAGAGGACCGACGCTGATCAGCCGGAACTGCCCGACCTGATGGGCGCGATGAACGCCCAGATCCGGGCATTGACCGGCGGTGACGTGACAAAAGAAAAGGAAGTCCTGCAGATGGACTGCTGGCGGGCCCTGACCGAGCTGGATGCCAAAGCACACGATATTCAAATTCTAAAATCAAAACAAAATGGACACAAGTAAATTCTTTGACGGACACGCCTACTTTAAAGAGCTGACCGAAAAGAACAAGCTGGCCAAAGCCAACTCATTCTTTCCATGTTCCTGCAGCGGTATCAATTCGCTCCAGGATGTGCTCGACAATTTCCGGAAACAGTCTGCTTTCGTCTGCGTCGATGATACCAACGACGCAGCCACAGAGCAAATCGGGGGCGGCTGGTTCAAAAAGCGCACCTTCACGGTATTCCTCCTGATACGATACCGCTACGACGACATGACCGAGCGTGCAGCAAAGCTGGACATCTGCCGGCAGCTCTTCCGACAGTTCCATTCCCGCATGATCCGTGACAAATACATCTACGAAGACCTGGACTTATCCTTCCTGAATGTATCCCGCATCTACACCCGTGAACTGGGCGAATACTTTATTTCCGGATGCACCGGCTTGTATTTTATGGTCGAGCTGACCGAACCCACAGATTTATGTTATAAGGAGGACGAGTGGAATGGCTAATACAGACACTAACAGGCCGGCAGCCACCGATGAAGACCGCAGAAAATATCAGGAAGCCTGGGCAGAAATGATGGTGAATATCTGGCGTGAAAAGATTGAGAGGCTGCACGTCATTAATACTTACTCGCTTCACCAGCAAATACGCGATAACGTCATATCTGCCACTGACTCGGTATCCACCATCCAGCACAAGTTTCTGGAGTACGGCATATACCAGGACATGGGTGTCGGCAACGGATATACCAAAGGTAACGGCGGTGACTTAGAGATATTAAACCCGGTTTATCGTGAAGAACACGGGCTAAATGTGCCTCGCAAAGTAGGTCCTAAGCCCGGTGGATACTATACATCCGGCAATCCGCGTAAACCTCGAGAATGGTTTTCCCGGCCCTACTTTGCATCCATCATGGTACTGAAGGAACAGATGGCCTACATGTACGGCGAAGAGTTCTGCGGTTTGCTTGTCGATAAAATCGAGGAAGCAAACCACAAACGCAGCACTACTCTCAAATCACGTTTATACGGAACGCACAAACGTAAATAAAACAATGTCTTTTTGAAATCTAACTCGGTAAGTTTACTTCGTAAAAAACTCAGAATTATGGCAACAAAAACATTCGAAGAATTAAAGCAACTGGCCATCCAGATCCGCGACGAAAAAACAAACAAACAGAACACAGCCACCCGTGTAGGCACGGCAATGCTGGAACACATAAACAAGCTCGAGCAGGATTACTATGACAAGACAACAATCAACAACCGAACAAGTGAGTATAACGTATCAATAAATCATCCGACTTCCGGTATATCCAGTTCAAACAAATACGACCTCTCAAGTGCGATTGCGCAAGTTCCGGCAGAACTTAGGACGGGTGGAGTGACTGTTAGTTTCCTGAATGAGTCCGGAGATACGGAGAAATGGGAGTTCAGCGGCGGTTCCTGGGCGGTTAGTAGCTTTGAGCAGGTCGGTGCAAATGAATTTTGTAAATTAGAAAAAGAAGCTATAGAATCTAATCTTACAAACAAATATGAGTTATTTAGAAATACGATAGGCTTGGGCTCTGTATTTAGTAGCAATTTATTTATAAAGGATGCGTTATCTCCATACACAGTAGATGAAAATGAAAAATTTACAGCTAGTACACTTTATGAGATATGCAGAGTTAAATTAGAAGCAGGGAAGACTTATTACAGATATATTGATACACAAAGAAATAGTTGGGCTTCGTCTAATTGTAGATTATTTGATGATACCGGTTTTTTGCAAGTATTTAATGGAGATACAATAACTGTTCCATCAGATGCAAAAAATCCTTATATATATCTTGCAGCACTTCAACGAGCAACAAAGGATAAATACATGTTTACAGAAGAAGCTGCTCCAGAATCGTATATTCCACCTGTGTCATACACTGCAATAAAAGATTTACAAAATTCGATTAATAATGTATCAGAAGAAATAGAAAATACTAACAATTCTATTAAAGAATTAGATTTAGTAACGGTAAAGAAAATTTTAACGAGGACGGATAACTTATTCAATCCAAATGATGATACTTATGTAGGTAAAATCATATCTGATACAGGTGTATGGACATCTAGTTCTTCTTACAACACAGTATTAATACCTTTAGAAGCTGGTAAAACTTATAAAAGATATTCTAAAGCAGGTACTTTAAGTGATTGGGCTGTTTCTAATATAAGAGTATTTGATAACAATGGCGATGGTAGTCTTCTATTAAGAGTAAATACAAATTCAGTAACCGTTCCTCAAGAAGCTGTTAATCCTGTCGGATACTTTGCTTATCCAACTTTTTTGCAAAGTTTAGACCCACAGCTTTTTATGGTTTTAGAAGATGGTATTAGCGGAGATGAACAGATTCCATATTATATTATATCATATGAACAGGATTTAACAGATTATATAAAATCACTTGTTAAAGATATAGATATATCAAATGCAATTGTACAAGGAGAAGGCGATTCGGAAGATAAAGTTATGTCACAAAAAGCAGTGACAAATAGCTTATCAAAACAAAAAAATGATTTACAAACTAAGATAGAGAATGCTATTTTAGGATTGACTTCTTCTACAATAGAACAAGGTAAGGGACAATCAACTTCTTCAACCATTTCACAAAAGGGAATAACAGAATTATTAGCTGAATTAGCAGAGGGTATACAAGGAGATACGCAGTATAGATATGCTGATAGACCTTCAGGTGGATACGAAAACTTTTTTGTAGATGTAGATGTAAATATAGCAACTACTAATAATAGCAATGAATCTGTTGCTGATTCTGTTAATTTACAAAAAGATAGATGTGTATTAGTTTTGCCAGAAAATTACAATCGTAGTGGAAAGCCAACAAGACTTATAATATGTGGTCATGGAACAGGTTGGAAATGTATATCATCTACAGCTAAACCGTGGGTTGGAGATTTAAATTTGGACTTATTCTTAAACGAAGGTTATGCGCTTTTAGGACTAAACGGGACACCAGGGGATTTAGACGGATTGGCCAATGGCCATAATGGAACGCCACAATGTTATAGGAGTGTTTTAGCAGCATACAAGTATGTTATTGGGAAATATAATATCGCAACAAATGGAGTTTTTACAATGGGCTACTCTATGGGAACTTTAATGACAACTCAAATTTCTTGCTTTAATGATATTCCCGTTTTGGCTCAAATAGTTTATTCCCCGTCTTTCCCTTTGATGAAATCCCAGTTTACTTTAAAATCAGCAGAAGTAAGAGAGAGAATGTGTGATAAGTTTGGATTTATTGGACAAAAACCAACTTTCACAAGTCAAAATCCTCCATCAGAACAAGAGCAACAGTACGTTCTTGATAATTTTGATAAATGGTGTGGATATGACCCGCTGATAAATGGAATGACAGGAGGAAAAGCAAAAGAAACCTTTAGTATTTGGGTTGCATCAAGTAGACTTTCAGATGAATCCGAAAAAGAGTTGTATGAAAATTTAGGTATTGTGAGAAAAATCCCTATAAAATTTTTCTTGTGTGATGATGATATAGTTGCAAGTCCAAGATGGACAGACTATATAACAACTATGATGAGAAATGCTGGTTGTTATTGCGAAGCGAGACATTATGAGACAGGTGGACATACAGCACCTCCAACTGCTGGAGATGATGTAGAGGTTAATACGTTATTAGGAGGAAATATGACAGTAAACGGCTCATCTTATGAAGGATTATTATTTTTAAAAAGATATGACTTATAATAAAGCTCATATTAGGAGATGGATAACTTTTATTGATAACTACTTTGTAATTTTTATAATTATCATCTATATTTGTACCACTTTCCTTATAAGAGCCCTCCTGGCATAAGATTAAGCATAAATTAATAATTAAAAAATTAATATTATGAAGGTTTTAAATTAGGCTGGGCGCTGGATAGCCCAGCCAGAATTACAGAAAGTAGGTAATTTTTTACTGGACACATTCGAGTTCCTCTTTGTGTTGGTGACTTTTTATCTCATTGGTTAGTCAATAGTAGCAGGAATAGCACTGACAGGATTAGATTGGTGTACTTTGTTGATTGGTCTTCGGACCATATACAAGTACTTAAAGTGAAAGATTAGGGGGTAGGTGCAAGGCTTACCCCTTTTTATATATGATTCAAATAGGGTGAAATTTTACTTTCGATAAAATAAGACATTAGTCTATGACCCTCCGTACCTGGATGTGTTCCATCCAATGTAGTTCCATCTAAAGCCCAAACGTAATATATCTTTTGCTTTGAATCTATATAAGGCTGTAGCTGAACACATTCTTCTGCAAGATTTATATAAGGAATAGAATAGTGTGAACAAGCTGTCTTAATCGCTTTTATATAATCATCAAAAACAAACGGATTAGAGTTTTTATTTCGTGGCTCAATGATATATATTATGTTTGCTTTAGGGCATTTGTTCAACAACTTATAAAATGTGTAAGCAAGTCCTTTATAGAAAGTTATACACTCCTGAGGAGTTGATGGAATAGAAGAAGGATCAAATTCTCCTATATCTATGTTATAAACATAACAATCATTCGCTCCAGCCATTATAGTTATTAATTCTGTATCTTCAGGTATTTCGTCAAGACGTTCTACTATCGTATTTTTATCGGAAGTTTCGTGATATGCCAGTGTTCTGCCACCTTGCGCATGAACCTGCTCTGCGTCATTAAATGGCATATTGTTTCTAGCTGCTATTAATCTGTACCAACAGTTTTCCTGCGACACATATGTACCATTATTGGGATATTGCGAAAAACTATCCCCTAATATGTGCCATATTTTTATATTTTTTAATCCATTCACACTAACATAGCTAGATACAAACTCTTTAAATCTATCTGAATTGGTAACAGTAACAGCATATAGTGATTGATAATAATGCTTACAGAATACATAGATACCACTTTCTTGAACTATGCCTGTTATAGTTTGCTCTGGGCCATTCTGAGTGCATATTATAATTGGAGTATAACTACCATCATCATCCTTTTTTGATAGAAGTGAAATACCATTTGCATCTAAACTATACATTGTAAAATGTATGCTAACAAAATCTCCTTTATTTAAAGTAACTTCTTCAGAAATACCTAACGATTTATTTTGTTTTATACCACCATCCTTATCAACGTAAGTACCCGCAGTAAATATTAAATTATTAGATGTATATGTCTTTTCTTTTACGAGTAACTGTTGCTTTAAAGAGCTGTAATTCTTTTTAATCGTTTCTGTAATTGGCTCTTCAGACTGAACAGTAACAATTCTTGCACTCACATCATCAATTACACCATTGGTTGTCAATGATAATGATGTGAATCTTTTTATCGCTCTTACAGAGATAAACTGGTTGACAGCATCTAATAAGTTTTGAGACTGAATTTGTCCATATAATAGTATAGCTTCTCCATCTTCGGTGACGCCATACAAGTTTGCATTCAATAAATGCGAATTAAGATTTCCGAAAAATCCAATCTTAAAATATCCTGTTTCAATAGGATGTGCCAAATTTATTTTTTTATATCCATTATTATCTGTTTCATTAGAAACAAATTGTCTGTGAGATATGACGACATTAGTTGTATATGGCTTATAACCAATTATAATAGACTGATACGCAATATTCAAAAATCCTGATATTGCTCCATCTTGATTCCAATTATAATCAACTCCCCATTTATCATCGCTGAAGCTGGTACCAACATATTTCTCTGCTACCCAGTTCCTTTCTTCATTCTTATAGGAAATTTCTAATCCTTCTTTACGTTCATTGATTGGAACTTGGTTACGTGTAGTCGCAGCATCAGTCTTCCACGTTAGTATCTTATTCCCTCCGGAAGATTCCTGAATGAAGTTGGCAACAGCCCAGGAACCTCCCTGATACTTCCAGGACTCCGGTTTCCCGTCTGAGTTCAGGAAGGAAACCTTCAGTCCAGCTGTCCTAAGTTCTGCCGGAACTTGCGCAATTCCATAAAATCAAGGTATTATGTTGTTATTTAAGATGCGGTAGAATATAAGTAGAAATAAGGCTACTAGCTAGTTATTTCTACCCATATTCTACTTCACTATGTCTTTTTACCCTACTCCATGACTTCATACTTTTGAGTAACAAACAATCAAAAGTATGACAAATTTATCCAATCTGTTTGAGTGGCTGAAGATTAGTAACCGCCCAAAACACCTCAAAGCAGGTATCATTATTTTTATCATCTGGATTGGCTCAGTCCTTCTTCTTACCACCATGACTATCCTACAAGCTGCATTGACCGGTGCAATATGCGTATTTGTAGCAATGTGTGCTGTAGAATATATTCAAAAAAGCATTGGTGGGAAATGGGACTGGCTGGACATTTTGGCCGGAATACTCCTTCCTATAATTGTAGTTTTGATTATTTACCTATATGGAGTTTTTAAATGATATCGTCAATACAATCAGTAGTATCCTTTCTTCAATCTTCCTCCCGCTAATAGGAGTATTCATGTTTCACGACGCACGGCGTAGAAAAGAGGAAGCAACAGCTCGAAAGGAAGAAGCAATTGCTCGTAAAGCCGAAACGGACAACATTACCAGTTATGCTGCAGAATGGAAAGAACTTTATGAAAAAAAAGAAGCTAAAGTACAAGAGCAGGACAAAAAGATAGACCAGCTTTATGCGGAAAAGAATGAAGACCGCCTACGAATTCGCGAGCTCATGGAGAAAAATACAACATTGGAATTAGAGAATCAAAAGCTGATTGTAAAACGGTGTGACGTAAGAGGATGCGGTAAAAGACAACCGCCCAATGATTATTAACTATAAAAGCAAGTTTTTTATGACAACACAACCACGAGGCCTGCGTAACAACAACCCAGGCAACATCCGCAACTCAGATGCGACAGACTGGCAGGGAGAGGTTCCTGCATCTAAGAAACAAGACAACACTTTCGAAGAATTCGAAGACATGGCCCATGGTTACCGGGCATTAATCAAGCTGCTGCAGAACTACCGCCGGAAATACGGATGCCAGACGATTGCAGACTTCATCAGCCGATGGGCACCCAGAACCGAGAACAACACATCAGGCTATATTTCACGCGTATGCCAGGAGATGCAGGTACCGACGACCTACGTTCCGAACGTGGAGGACAAAACGACTATGTGTGCCTTTGCGGCTGCCATTTCTCAGGTAGAGAATGGAGTTCCGGCTGTAATGGCAGATGTAGAAAAAGGATGGGCATTGTTATGAGAGCTTTAATCATACTTTTTTTCTTCTTTGTGTGTGGTTCGGTGTTTCTCGGATGTAAATCCGGGAAGCACCTTACTTCAGACAGTCACACACAGATCATCGTGCACGACAAACTGGTACCGGTATTCCGTCCGGCTGATTCCGCTGCCATCCGGGCCTTGCTGGAATGCGACTCGAACGGTCGCGTCGTCCTTTCCTGGTTGGACATGGCACAGTCCGAAAACGCACGTCTACGGTTCAAACTGGATTCCATGGGTAACCTGATGGCAGACTTCAAGGTACCTTCAGATACGATATTCATTTCAGGGAAAGACAGTACAATCATTCAAAAATCAGTGCAGACAATAGAAGTGGAAAGAAGGCTTACCCCATGGCAAAAGTTCTGCATGGTATTCACCATCGTAGTGCTTATCCTCTTTGTGCTGTTTGCAGTGTACAAAATTCGTGTAATCTTAAACAAGAAATAATATGGCTATAGACCAGGTAGCAACCGTCGAGGTCCGTGTAAACGGTGAAGAAGCGAAGCAGGAGCTCAAGAATCTGGAAACGATTGCGTCCGGATTAAAAAAGGAGCTGGCAGATGCTTACCAAGCCGGTGATACATCTAAAATCAAGCAGGTCACTTCCGAGCTCCGGAAAACGGAAGCTCAGATTAAGACGCTGAAGAAAGATACTACAGCGCTTACTGAGGTAATGAATAACCTCGACAAAGCCACGCCTAAAGAACTTCGTGCCACCCTGACAGCTATCAACCGACAGCTGAACAGCGGCCATATTAAGCGAGGTTCTGCAGAGTGGAAATACTACCAGCAGCAAGCCAAACTGGTGACAGCAGAACTTCAGAAGATAAAGGCTGAAGTACAGGAGACAGAAGGATGGTTGTCCCGTTTCAACAACGGTTTTGCTAAATGGGGCGGCTTGTTGGCGACGGGTGCAGCTACCATCACGGGCGTGTCTATGGCCCTGAATACCCTTCGCAACAACCGCGACTCCAAGGAATCCTCCCAGGCAGAGTTGAAGGCCTTGACCGGACTGGATGATGAATCTATCCAGTGGCTTACGAAACAGGCCGAGCAACTGTCCACTACCATGGACGAGTCCGGCCTGCGCATCCGTCAGTCATCCGACGAAATTCTTCAGGCATACATGCTCATCGGTTCGAAGAAACCGGAGCTTCTGAAAGACAAGGAAGCCCTGAACGCCGTCACCATCGAAGCCATGCGACTGGCCTCTGCCGCCAAAATCGACCTGAAGGATGCCGTGACAGCCACCACCGTATCTCTTAACATGTACGGAGAATCAGCTGACCAGGCAGCCCGCTATGTGAATGTGCTGGCTGCCGGTTCCAAAGAAGGTGCAGCCGATGTTTCCGCCCAGGCCGCATCCATCAAGAATGCGGGTGTAGCCGCCTCCGGTGCAGGGGTAAGCATCGAGCAGCTGCAGGGTACCATCCAGATGCTGGCAGAGAAAGGACTGGAGGCAGAACCGGCCGGTACCGCACTCCGTAAGTTCTTCCTGGTACTGCAGACCGGACCGGATGAAACCAACCCGAAAGTAGTAGGCTTGCAGACCGCACTCGAGAACCTGAACAAAAAGTCACTGACAGCGGCACAAATCCAAACCATGTTTGGCGAAGAAGCCTATTCTGCCGCCACTATCCTGATAGACAATGCGGATAAAGTACGCCAATACACCGAAGCTGTCACAGATACGAACATCGCCATGGAACAGGCAGCCATCAACTCCGATACCAACGAAGCTAAAATGGCACAATACCGCAACAGCATCAAGGAGGCCGGCATCGAACTGATGGAGCGACTTAACCCGTCGTTGTCACTGCTTACCGGCTGGACGACAAAAATCATCGTGGCCTTCCCTACCCTGATTGACTGGTTTATCAAATACAAGGCGGTACTGATAGCATCCGGTTCCGCACTGGCCGCATATAATATTACGGTCAATGCAGCCACCATCTACACCAAAGCGTATAACCTGATAGTCAAGGTCGCAACCGTATCGACAAATGGATTTAATAAAGTACTGAAGCTGAATCCGGCCGGACTGGTTCTTGCCGGACTAACCGCCCTTGTGACATACATATCCACCAAACTCATCCCCAATACAGACGCAGCTACAGAAGCACAGCGAAAGTACAACGAAGAATTACAGCGTACTCAGGATGAACTGGAGAAGTATAAAAGCATTGAGGATAGATACAAAAATATCGATGCCCTGAATGGCCGTCAGCGTCAGCAACTAAAATCGGATGCAGAGTCCGAACTGGCCATCATCGAAGATAAGTTATCAAAAGAAGTGATAGCTTACCGCAAGTATTATGATGAACAAAAGAAGATTATCGAAGCCCGTACCGATGTAGACGAATCACAGCGTAAAGCCTTGCTTCACTCTCTGGATAACCAGGCAGAAGAAAAAGCTGAGTCCTTGCTGGAACTGGACAGACGGCAAAAGGAGCTGAAGAAAATAATCAACTCCATACCAGAGGATAAAAATACGAATATCACTACAACCATTACAACCAACGAAAAGACAGTCAAAACAAACAAAGAAAATCCCCAGATAACAGCAGAAAACAAGCGTTATTACGATGAACTGGCCGATTTAAAACGTACCTATCTGGCCAGCGACGAGATGACACAGCAGGAATACACCCGTTTCATGGAAGACCTGGAGATGCGTCACCTCGAGAACATGATGGCCATCGCCGGACTGGAACCGGAGAAACGCCAGCAGATTGAACAGAAAATTCTCGAAGCACGAATTAAGTACAAAGAAGAATGCAACAAGCTGGATGAAGAAGATGCCAACAAAGCATCTGAAGAAGCCTTTACCCGCCTAGAGAAACAGTACCAGCTGGAGATTGAAAGTGTGACACAGAAGCATTATGCCGGACTTTCATCAGAACAGGAATACCGTCAGCAGCTACTCGATATTCAGAATGAATATTACGACCAGGTACTTTCTTCTTCTGAAATTTCCGAAGAAAAGAAAGCTGAGATTATTGACAAAAAACAACAGGCAAGCCTTGAAAAATCCCGTAAGAATTACGAAGAAAATCAGCGAAAGATAAGAGAGCAGCTTTCATTCGCACAGAATATAGGTCAGCAGTTTGGCGAAGCATTCGCAGAAATGCTGACAGACTCCGAAACGTCCCTGGGTGACTTCATGAAAGCAACCTTGGAAATAATCCTGGACAGCCTTCAAAAAATGATGATTGCATACATAGCTGAGACGCAAATGAAAAATATTGCAACCCTAGGTTTCATCGGACTAGCTAAAGCTGCAGCTGAAATTGCATTAATCACTGCAGCCTTCCAAACGGCAAAGGCTGTAATAAATGGCTTTGAAGAAGGTGGCTACACCGGCTCCGGAAGACATGACGAACCCAAAGGAATAGTCCATGCCGGAGAATTTGTGGCCAACCGTTACGCCGTCCAGAATCCAGCCATCCGTCCGGTTCTTGACCTGATAGACCAGGCACAGCGAAACAATACCATCGGTAACCTGACTGCAAAAGACGTATCAGCCGTATTATCACCTACCAATAGGATGACAACAAACAACTACTATCAGACAGCCGAATCATCCAGCCAGGAATCAACGGCAGTCATGCTGCAAAATATGAAATGCATGGAGAAACTTCTCAAAAGATTAAACGAGCCGATATTTACCTATACTAAAGCGACTGGCAAAATGGGCGTGAATGAAGCGCAACAGTTAGTAGAAAAAATGAAGAAAAACGTTACACGAACAATAAGGTCATGA